GAATTGATTGTTGAAAAGTTCTTCAAAATCTCACGGGTTTCATTACTTAGTTTCATTCGTTTCTCCATAGTTTAAATCATGAACATGCAATGCCATTATTGCATAGTGTATTACCTTGAGCAAATCTTTACGATTATACCCATCTTTTTTACCATATCTCTGAGCATATTTCAAGATATTTCCAATACAAAAGCCTTCACCATGACCTGAATCAATGATAAATTCTGTTGCTTGAAATTGATTTTGAGAATAGTGCTGTCGGTAGGTCTTGTTAATATAATTAACAATTTCTAGAATCAAATTGTCTTCATTATATTTGTAGTTGATTTTGTCCACAAGTACATCCTATAAAGGCACTCCGAAGAGTGCCTGTTTCATAATCAGTTAATAGAAATCAATCTAGGTCGCTTCTCATCAGGAATGATTCTTTCCAGATGAATCTTCAACAAACCATTTACCATGCTTGCATCCTTGACAAATACATCTGATGCAAGAGTAAATGTTCTGTTGAATTGACGTTTAGAAATTCCTTTATGTAAATATACATCATCGGAATCCTTTGTCTCAACATTTTTCGCAATCACAGAACGAATAGAAATCCGATTCTCCTTTGTTTCAATTTCAATATCATCTTTCTCAAATCCTGCCACAGCCAATTCAATGGTGAAATTTTCATCATTGTGTTTAATAATATTGTATGGTGGATAATTGGAAGTTGAAACATTATCAAAGAGTGAATCAAAGATGTTATCAAATCCTACACTGAGTGTTCGGAAATGATGAGGATCGTAGGTTGTAATATTGCTTGTCATGTTATTCTCCTTTTAGAAAGCAAGATAAGAGAGTGAGACCCGAAGCGTTTCACTCTCTTTTAATTAAAATTGTCAGTATCATGTAGAGCATGACTGACATTAAGAGCATTTACTAATGCCCTTCCCTAACTCTATTTATACAAAAAATCAATATTTTTTTCAAAAAAATGAAAAAAATGGCGACCCGTACCGGACTTGAACCGGTGACCTTCGCCGTGACAGGGCGATGTTGTAACCAACTCAACTAACGGGTCCCATGTTTTGATTATGCTGCTTCAGCGTAATCAAGAGCAGTGTCAAGTGCTGACAACTTGACTTTTCGGTTTTTACCATACCATGCAGATTCAAGACGACCATCAGCAGTTCGGCCTTGAAGATGATCTGTCATGTAGGTAATTGCATTGAATGCTTGCCACCATGTACCTTCTGCAAACTCTGCACCAGGTTGTGTGTGAACAACTTCCAACGCTTTACTGGCCAACCTTGAGTTGACTTTTTCGTTTTCGTAATCCTTTTCATCAGAAGGATTACCAAAGACTTGATTCATGTATGCAACCAAATCTTTTCTGGTGTATCTCTTCTTTCCAAGAAATTCTGCCATTTCTTTGTAATGACCCATCTTCTCACGAGCAATTCCCATCTGCTCTTTGACTGATGCAGCATCCCATTGTTTACGATGGTTTACTGTCAATTCACTGGAAGACTTTGAATTCAAAGAAAGTGTAAGAGTATTCTGGCAAACAACACGGACTGGTGTCATCCGAATATTGATTGTTTTGCCATATTGATGAGGATTTGTGAACAAGAAATAGTTCTCGGTCACATCACCTCTGAACAGTTCAAAAGATTCTTTTGTTTTTGCAAGTGCCCAAACAAGTTGTCCACCTTTCAATGATCCAGCAGTGTGCATTTCCATATCACCTGCTTTGACATATTCATCAAAGAAGTCAAATGCTTCTGCATTCTGTACTGGATTCCATCCTTTACCAACATTGGTCAATACTTTACTGTCCAAAGATCGGACTAAAGCTTTCTGACCAGTTGGTACTTTATTTCCATTGTGTGTTACATAAGAATCTTCTAAATCAACTGTCCAATCAAGTCCTGCCATCACCATAAATTCAGCAGGAGTTAAATCTGGATCAACTTTGAATCCTAGACCATGCCAAGGTACTTCTCCGACATAGGCCATCTGTGCTTCGCCATTGATTACTTCTAGTTCGTGTGCCATCCGTTCACCTCAAGAAAAAGTTATTAAAACGATTGAGATTTCTCAATCTTAACTATATATAATGTTATCATAACAAAAATCAAATGTCAAGTGTTTTTTTGAGAAAATTTTTGTTTTTTCAAAATTTTTGCTGCTTTCTTCTTTGCCATATTCAATCTGAGATTAGAAACTTTCTGTGTAAAGTTGGTTCCTTCCATGTGGTCATATTCATGTTGAAAAACTCTTGCTGTGATTCCAGCATATTTTCCTTTTTGTTCTTCTCCATTTATGTCTTGATATGTAAATTCAATTGCATACGGACGCTTGATATTCAAAAATAGCATCGGAAAAGTCAAACAGCCTTCTTCATAGAATTCTGTCTGTTCTGACTCCCAAGTAATTCTCGGATTGAAAAATATCTGATGGTTTTTCATATCCAAATCAGTGTACATCACAAAGGCACGAATCATCAATCCACACTGATTAGCAGATAGTCCAATTCCTCCATACTTTTCCATTGATTCTACTAGATTATCATATAATTCCTGTGGTGTCAAGTGAAAAGTTTCAGAAAAATTATCAAAATTCACATCCGACAATGGAACCTTGAGAATCGGATTATCTGGTGGTAAGAGTTGGTATATCATGCTGCAATCCTGCTAAAGTTTTTTTCTTTCTTAAATTGAATGACTGACCGAAACTTGTCAAACAATATATCTTGTTTATGGCTAATCACAAAAACATTTTGATCAGCAAACGTATTTAGAATCTTGAGAAAATCATCAGTTCCAGAAGTGTCTAATGAACTATCAAAAATTTCATCAAGAATCAACAAATTGGTATTGGTTGAATTCTTGATCTTTGCAATTGCTCTCCAAGTGAATAAAAGTGCCAAATCAATTCTCATTTTCTCACCTTCAGAAAATGATGCATATTTGAATTCATCACGATGTCTTGATTTTATACTTTCATTGAATGATGAATCTAAATTGAAAGAAACAAAGAAGTCCATCTGTGAAAGATAAGCATTAATCAATTGATTCATCACTGGAAGATACTTATTAATTATCTTAGTTTTGATTCCAGAATCTTGCAAAAGGTTTTTAGCTGTGTCTAAATAAACCTTGTCTTCATTTAGTTTAAGTTTGTTCTTTTCAAGAAACTTGAGTTCTGTTTTTAGTTCATGTAATCTTTCTTTGTCTTCATCATTAACTTGATTGTTTTCAAAAGATTCTATTTCTTTTTCATATCTATAGACAAACCTTTCCAATTCTGTGACTGATGAATTGATAGTTGCAATTTCAATAGAAAGATTTGAAGCTTCTTTTTCTATACTTTCAAATTCTTTAATCTTGACTTTTTCTTCTGATTCTAATCTTTTCAAATCATTCAGAGCATCACCAATCTCATGAACCTTATCATGTTTTTCTTTTATTTTCTTCTGCCGAAGTTCTTCATCAATTTCTTGTGTACATGTAGGACACACGGTGTTATCATCAAAAAATGCTAATGTTTTGTTCTCATCTTTGTATTTGTTTTCTAGTGCAGCAAATGTAATCTGAAGCTTTGTAATTCGGGATAATGTAGTTTTTTTGTTCTCTAATGTCTCTCTGAGTGCGGAGAGGCGTTGTAGGACGGTTTGTTTTTTTTCTTCTTTCTCTACTATCAACTTTTTATTGATTAATATTTTTTGATGTTTTTCTTCAATCAAATTCTCTTTGTTATCTAGAACATTCTGAATATACTTCTCTTGAAGCCGTATTTTCTCTTCTGTGAGTTGAATTTGATTTTCATTCTGTTGAATACTTTCTTGTAAAGTCTTGGACTTGATTTTTAGAATTGAATTCATCAATGTAAAAATGCGAATGTCCAAAATGTCTTCTACTACTTCTCTTCTATCTTTTGCAGATAACTGCATAAATGGAACAAATGTAGAAGAACCCAAAATGACTACTTGTGTGAAAGAACGATAGTTCAATTTAAGAATTTGTTGTTCTAGATATTGTTGATAGTCTCTAAGAGCAGCATCTTGTGTAATTAATTTATCTTCCACATATATTTCAAAATTGTTTGGTTTGATTGCTCTGCAAACTTTTATGTGTTTTCCTGCAATTTCAAATTCAACTTCAACTTCTAAATTTCTTTCATTTACACTATTAATCAGTTGTGGCTTATTAATATTTCTAAATGGTTTACCATACAAACCAAAACAAAGAGCATCAAGAATAGTTGATTTGCCTGAACCATTCTCGCCAATAATCAATGTGGTTGATTCTTTGTCCAAATATACTTCTGTAAATTCATTTCCTGTTGAAAGAAAATTCTTCCATCTTACTACTTTAAAATTTATCATTTTGTACTGGTAATCTCAATAAAAATTCCTGCCTCACCTTTGGTGATTCTATAATCAGTCCACCGATTGTCAAGTTTAATTCCATATTTTTTGAAATCAAATACTATGTATTCTTTTTCTTCAATTATTCCATCAAGTGTATTTGTCATATAGTCAATTCCACAATTTATCAAGCGGTCAATATTTGATGGAGTTTCTCTGAACTCCTCTTCCAAATCCTGAACTGATATAAAAATCATCATGTTTTTTCTCAATAACTTTGATTTAAACGCCAAACTAGATATTCTTTTGCACCTATTGTTTCATATTTCTGCTCTCCTATAAGACTGTCAACCTTAACATTATCATTTGGATGAATAAAATGCGGAAAACTATATCTGCTTTTGTCTAGATGTTGATTCACAACCCGATGAGGAGTAGAAACATAAATGTCATTTGTCCATCGCTGAAGCAAGTCGCCTACATTAATTATGCATGTATTGGGAATATATGGTGCATCAATCCATTCATCTGTATCTCTTGGTTTAATTTGTAAGCCAGGATTTTCATCTGTAAACAATATAGTAATTGTTCCATAATCGGTATGTTCTCCACCTCTCATTTGATTTTCTTTTATCTCACCATTCCAAGGTGGATAATGAAGAATTCTTGTTGTTGTAGATTTTGAATGTAAATGTTTTTGTATCAATTCATACTTTTTTAAATTCAATGATTTTTCCAACAATTCCAATACACAAATTGAAATTCTGAATAAATCATAATTCCATAACAAACATTCAACTTTTTGTTCTTGGTTGTACCATTGATTATCATCTCTATATTCACACCAGTTATAAGCCTCTTTTAAATCAACAGGTGTTCCAGGTGTTAGACTTTCAATCATACCTTGATATCCAGAATTAGATTCTGTTGATTTGTATGCTACTTTATTCTTTTCTTCTAATGGCAATTCAAAGAACTTTTTTGTATATTTTAAAATTTTAGAAATATCAATATCAGTTTTAAAATATACAAAACCCACTTCTCTAAATGCCTGATCCAATTTAATGTGGCAATCTTTTTCAATATAATCTATTATTGGTATATTCATAATTTGTGTGTGGGGGAAATTACTCCCCCAAAAATATTGTTAAAACTTTGTAACTACACCATCAACAAAATAATCCATTGATTCAATTCCTTCTCTACCCATTCCAGGATTTACTACTGTACCATCTTGTTTCGTAAAACCTGCTGAAAATGGAAAAGAATCATCATATTCTTCAGAAACAAACTTTGCCTTCTCTGCTTCAACAATCTCTACCACTTCTTCAGGAACATTTGGGCCCCATGGACTTAGGTCAACACATCCATTTTCCATACCCCAAAATGGAGTGTCTACTTTCCATGTTCCGTCTTCAACTGACTTCATTACATGAGAATAATAAACTTCCCAGTTGAACATCGGACCTGTTGCATAACGGTCAGGACCAAATGAATTCATCGGTGCATCATTTCCCATACCCCACAATGGTTTCTCTGGTGTTGACTTCTCTTGTGCAAGAAGAACTACAGATGGAGAATCGGTAGTTGTAAAGAATACATCTACACCACTATTGAATAGTGTTCTTGCTGCAGCCATATCTTTTCCTGGATCAAACCATGAATTAATCCAGACAATTGTAACTTCAATATCTGGATTTACTGACTTTGCACCTAGTGTTGCTGCATTAATATTTGAGATGATTTCTGGAATTGGATGAGAACCTACAAATCCAATCTTGTTTGACTTGGTCAACAATCCTGCAGAAATGCCTGCCAAGTATCGTGCCTGAAACAATCTGCAATTATAATTGTTCAGATTCTCAGCAGTCTTGAATCCTGTAGCATGCATGAATTTCACATCAGGAAATTTCTTTGCAATGTTTTCCATTGCACCCATGTATCCAAAAGATGTTCCAAAAACAACATCATGTTTTCTTGCAAGATTTCTGAATACTCTTTCGGAATCTGTCTCTGCAACTGATTCAATTACATCAAATTCATAACCAGTTTCTTTCATTCCTTGATAATGGCGCATACTCCATCCACCATCACTTTTTGGGCCTACAAGAACTAATCCTGCGGTTGGTTTTTCTGCTGCAATTGCAGCAATTGAAAATGTTATTAATGCAATAAACATTAATGCACTAACAATTTTTTTCATTCGTTCTCCTCTTTTGAGATAAGTTAAACATACAAAATTGATGCATCATGCATCAGCATAATGTGGAACGCCCACATTAATTCTTTTCATAACTCTAATTCACTTGCTTCAAGATACAATGATTTCATCATTCCAGATAATCTTGTTTTGTCAAGTGTAATATCTAATTCATTGATATAATTTTCAAGTAATGAAACAGTGTCTTCAGATTTCTCTACAATGTCATCTGAAACATTCTCAGCATTCAAGTCAGAAAAATTCTCTGTAATTTTTACATCATGCGCTGAACTTTTTAATAGTTTGTCAATAAACAAATCGAATTGATAAAGGTCCTTTTTATTGACAACTACTACTTTAACATAATTCTCAGCAACACTATCATAATCAAAATCAGAAGAATAATCGTTTGTTCCGTCGTCATAATATATTTTTTTGAAAATAGTGTGTGGATTTAATACACGTTCAAGTTCTCTTGTTTCAGTGTCAAAGATATGAAATCCTCTTGGACATTCATAATCTGACCATGTTATTTCATAGGTGTTTCCAAGATAATAGATATGTCCATCATCTGATTTCTTATGAAAATGTCCAGAAAATACAACATCAAATTTATTGAATATATTCTTTTCATAACCACCTTGAGCAAAATGTCCTGAATGCATTTCAAATCCATTTATTTCAAGATGTCCCATTGCAATTTGAGCTTGAGTTTCTTTAATGTGATTCATGGTGTCAGCATAGTTTTCACTATTGATCCAAGGAATCATCATAATAGGTGTATCATCTATTTTAATGGTTTCACACTCTTCATAAATTTTTACATTGTCAAATCTTCCATGAATCAATTCTCTCAAAGAATTTACATGATTAGTGTTTCTATAGAATATGTCATGATTTCCTGCAAGCATATGTACAGTAATATTATTGTCTGCAAAAGGCTGAAGAAATCTTTCACGAAAATCTTTTGCAATCTTGTATGAAACAAACTTGCGTCTGTCCATTACATCACCAAGATGAATCACTGTTTTAATGTTTTTCTCTTTCAAATAGGGAAAGAATGTTTCTTCCCAAAATTTGTAGAAAAAATCATTAAAAACAATACTGTCATTTCTTGCTCCGAAGTGAGTGTCGGTGATTAATGCTACTTTCATGCTTTACAAAACTTCTCAAGACCCTTTAGTTTTTGAACTTTTTTTTTCTTTGTTTTATAGACTTCTTCGTCTGGTAGGAAATTCTTCTGAAGATATTCTACATAATAATTGCTCAATTCTTCATTGTCTTCTATGCCAATAATAGAAGGATCAAAATTCATGTTTTCAATAATCTTGTGTTTTATGTGTTGTTGTTTCTTTTCTTTTTGTATCCTTCTTACAAAGGCATAGAAAACAATCTGTGTGAAATATCCAAATGGATTCTTATACTTTTCATGATCAAAATTATGTGCATACTGAATACAATTTTCAATACCATCCAATATCATTTCATC